GGGCTTGGATACCCTCCAAGGGGGGGGGAGTTGCACCCTCTCGAACGATTGTTTATAAATCGTGGTGGCACTGGCCACCCTTCCATAAGCCGGATAATGAGTTTTTTGTAATTATCTCAAAAACGGCTAGGAAGTCAGTATTTGTCCAATTAAGAACTGGTTCGATTAAAGTGAACCACGGTTTGCACCTGAAAGCACTAATGTTTAACGCAACATTAACGTTGAATTACTTCAATGGTTTGATTAAGGTGAACCACAGACCTAAGTCTTGCAAGCACCAGTATATATCGTAATACCCACGGTGTAGTTTTAAAAAACAGGACTACACAAACCCAAAACCCTATCCTAAGGATATAGTTATCTTATAAGCAATAACAGCAATCAGATTTTAAAACTATTTAAATACACACAATAGTCACATTTCGAAAATTTACATCAAAGGGCAGTAGATCAATCGACAGCGGGCCTAAACCTCCAAATCAGAAATACAGAGCGATCACCACTCAAAATTTCTACCCACTTCCACACGCCGATACCTACCTTTGTGGCCAAACAGAGAAGCAAATAGATCAAAAGAACTTATGTATTTTTTCAAAGCTAACAAACCAAACATGATATCACACTTGAGCTTATAACGCTCTATCACAGCTACATTAAGGGCTTCTAAAACTCTATAATCATTATAAGATTTATAATTGTCACCAATAGATGTGAAAATCTCACTCAACACTTCAGAATTCTTTATGTCCTTCCTTCCCAACTTAGTCAGCAGCTTATAAGGATCTGGGGCGAATTTGTACTTCTCACCGACTTTCAACAAGAACTTGCCGCAAAACAGGTTGTTCTTAAAGTCAAACAGCTTACAGTCAAAATTCCACATAGAGGCTAAGCACCTACAAGGATCTTCAATAACCATACCTTTTGGGAAAAACATCAACGAATCATCTCCGCCAAAGATCATGAAAGTAGCCCTTTCCAACGGCATTGTGTTAAGCAACGCCAAAGCGGCCGACCAGGTATTGGACCCATAAGTGTCGCAATTACCCGACTTCTGCTGGTAAAGTATTTGTGCTATTATGCCATTCATCCTATCCTTGACAGTGGTCTGACACTGCGATTTTTCCCATAGGTAAGAGGTTAAGTCATCCAGCCCAAACAATCTATACAATTCTATGACAGCCCTAATGTGCAGTGAAGTCTTTGACTTATCAAACTTAGAAAAATCAATCTCTACAGACTCATGATCTTCCCTTACATCTAAGAACTCCACAGCTGCATCCAGTTCCTCAGCCGTCATTCTGGTGTTGTAGATGACGTGAGGTCTCAGCGCGACCCTAATTCTTTCATTGATCTCTTTCATTATGGGCCCAAAAAAAGCATTGACAATCTTATCAGGGTACACCACTGTCTGTAAAGCGGCGTACTCCGATTGAGGTGACAAATCAGTTTTTGGTTTCACATTGCCTTTGATCATAAAATTATAAACGGTCACATCAATTTCACTCAACAACCTCACATCTGCCAGCATCTGCTTCTGCGCAGTACAGGACTGTTTGACCCACCACCTTGCTGCTCCTTCGTATGTCTCTATCTTTGTGCAATCGATCCTGCTCTCATCAAAAAACACTTTCCTCGCTTTCTCTATGGTATCAGAGATCACCTGAAATTCATTCACAGATTCCTGCAGTTTCGGTGCCGCCATGTTTCTTTTGTTTAAAGCCAGCAAACCTTCCACCAACCCACTCTGTCTGTTTTCTGGCATTGCGGTTCTCAACATTGGCTCCATGCCTTTAATCTCCTTCCATGTTTTTATCTGCCTATTGGGATAATAAGTTAAAGAAGCATTCATATCAATCTGCAGGCCGCCAGTGGCCACTTCATATCCGTCAAAATACGTATCAATGACAGAATTCCCAGGGAAAGCTGTGTCATACATCTCCTGTAAGTCGACAGTGTTGCCAACATCAGGTACGACTACTGCATTATCTGAAACTGTCACATAATCGTATTTTGACGCCTGGCGTCATTTCACACCTTCTTCATGCAAATGCTTCATCAGCTTACCTTCCTGCACGGACAGCATCTCTGAAAGATCAAAAAACAACTTATCCTCCGCTTTTGTATAATACACCAAAGATCTCCTGTGCCTGGTAACCCCCACCACCATGTAAGGTGAAGAATTTCTGCCCCCAGGATAAATTTCATTATCAGTCGGCTTCAGTCTGCAAAGAATCACGTTGTCATAGGTTTTCCCTTGACTTTCGTGGATGGTACTCACATTCCAATTACCTTTTCCCAAGTACTGTTTCATTTCTTCCTTCTCACTCTGCAAAAAAGTTAAGTATTGAGCTCCTGGAACTTTTGGAATGCTGTATATTGACGTCATACCATTTCTGGGTCCGACCGTTTTCAAAGATCGCACCAACTCATTAGCGCTTGTAATAACAGACATACCATAAAAGCTCTTTTTTGTGAGGTAAGCGGCCACGTCCAAAGGAGATCTGTAAGTCAACCTTTTTTCAACCACATTGTCGATTTTCAGCTTAGCGTATCGAAGCTTGATCGCTTCTACTCTGTTAATAAACGGAATCTGCTGAGAATCTCCTTGGCAAACAACACTCCTAGCTGACAGATCATCTGCCACAAAATAAACCATGCCGGCGTGCGCCATCAACGCTTCGTCGAAGTGCAATACGCCGGCTCTTGACTGAGTGTCGTTAAGAAGATAAGAGTCAACAGTTCTGACTCTCTTCAACTGAAATGCGGTTGCCTGCCTCTCTTTCTTAAATCTTTCTCTCAAATCCTCTGCCGCCTCTCTTCCCATGGTCACCACATACTGGTTAACCAAGTTAGCCTCCCTCACGACATATGTAGACTTACCACAACCTGGGACACCGTCCACAAGCGTGATCCTTGGGGCGTTTCTCTGAATCCTCCGATTGAACGAAGCCTCTAACCTGGTTAACAATGGAATTTCGTTCATCAGAAAAGTGATATCACTGAACATGTAGATCCCTCTTTCTCCTGCCGGCACAATGGGTTTATCAATATTATCCGCCGACACCTCTCCACTCTCTGCCACCTTAGCATTGTACCACTGCAGTTTCACCAACTTGGCTTCTTCCCAACTGTTCCTAGTAAACCTCACTGCATAAACACTCGCACCCTTAGAAGGATGACGGTATCTCTTACCATACACCCATTCTCCGCAGATATTGTCTTCATAAGACAAAAAACATGCATTCTTTGGCGTTTCACAGTTGCCACTGTGAAACATTCCACTAATGAAATCCCGCATGATATCCACCAACGTAGATTTATCTGCTATCAACTTGCAGCGAAGGTACCACAAAAACTCCTTTTTTGCTAGTGTTCGGAAATCATCTTCATCCTTCTCTTCCGGCCTCTCAGGCATCACAGCGTATTTCACCTCGTCCCAGCTAAGGATATGGCTGACTACACATCGTCGATCTTCGACCTCGGAGTCTTTCGCCATTTGCGCCCTTTCACCAGACAACGCACTGCCTAACACCGGCTCATCTGAATTATGATCAGTAATTTCCTCAATTTCACTCAACACAACTGCAGGAGTAGTTTTTGATCTCAGAACAATCGGTTCTCCCTGCACGACCGACAATACACAGCGACTGCCTGAACTTTCGCTCAAAGCAAAAGCACGTTCGCAGGCGTTGACAACAAAACGTTCCATAGGATCGCAGTCATCATCACTATCATCAGAATCACTCTCCACCTCAACACTCTCCGCCATCGAGTCATCCGGGTCCAAATCTGGTGATTTGCCCGTTGGTAAGTCCCTGCCGTCCATTAAAGGAGCTTCCGACCCCCACTCATCAAGTTCAGCTTCAGTGTGCGCCTGCACCACCTCAAAATCATGTTCAATAGGTTCACCACCATCGAACTCACTTACATCCTTCACTTGCAGTTCTTCCGCGATAGGTGCAACAGCCAAGACCTGGTCAGTAACTGGTTTCTCCGACTCGTCATCAGAATCGAAAAACACAGCATCAGAAAATGTAAGAGCGGCTGTATACTTGCCCCACGCCTTCACGCAGGCCCCTTTTAGTGTATCTAGCCAATGCTCTTTGTCTCCACAGCTGTTGTCTATTGTGAAACAGTCACCATCCTCCATCCAGTTTAGTACCACCGACTTCTTGAACGCGCGAGGCTTGCTCACCGGCTCAATTTTTCGACTCACAGTACTAGACAAGTGACACTCCTCCTTCATCCACTGTGCTATCCCATCATTGGGCTTGCAAACCCAAGACGCATTGCCAACCGACGCACCGCATCTTTTGTAACCTTCACCAACCAAACCCAGTTTCTCAAACAGTAGCGCATCAGCCACCTGCTGCTCTTCTCTTGCTCGCTCCTCATACAAACTCACCTTGTTGTCAAGGTCGTTAAAAGCAAGAGAAAATCCATTGACTCCCTTGAGAGTCGTAGCCACTTTAAACCTATCCTGAATCTCCATGTACAGGGGTACATCATATATGTCAATCAAGTTCTCTCCGTAGCTGTACTGCACCCAATTGGCAAACACACTCAACGCGCGCTGATAAGCACTTTTCTTTCCAAACACACGGCGAACTACATCCTTTAATATCCCGGCAAGTGTCAACTCTGGTTGCACCCTCCTCTCCAACTCACTCAAGACTCTCTTCTGTTTCAAGCTCTGTAATTTCTGATAAACCATTAAAGTGGTGGTGATCGCGGGCAAAAGTTCCGGAGGTACTTTCTCAGAAGTCTTCCTAGCAGAGCCGCCGATCACAACCGCGTTATTGGTAGATGAGAAATAGTTTTTCAAACCTTCCGCAGTCACCTGGTTATCTTTCAGACGCAATGTGTATTCCAAAGCACGGTGGACAAAATCCCGATTCAAGAGCTCCTCTCTAAACACCAACACACCGGTGCTCTCTTCCAAATCAAACAAAGGGAAAACAACCTTATCTTGCTTACCAAGTGGAATATGCTTAAAAGAGTGGTCACGCACAACACCCGCCAACAAAGCTTCAGAAGCATCTGTGATGGTAAAAAACATGACATTACCTCTAAGTTCAGTCAATTCCAGGTAATACAAAGAACCACCAGCTGCAGTCACGTAAGTTTTCGTCACGTACTGCATTAAAGAATGGAGATCATGCTCATAACCGCAGTTGGTGTCATCATCGAAATTGTATTTGATCTTCTCTCCAACAATCTCATAATTTCCTCCTACATAGGGCAGATCACCTTTCTTTTTTCCTATGGATATATCCGGAGTAAACAAAAAAGTACCTTTCAATACTTTCATCCCTTTACGTTCCATTCCAGATACCAGATCAACCAAAGGAATATCATAAATACTGTGAATGGCCATGCCAAAAACCGGTCTTTTCCCATTGCCCAAAACACTGTGGTCGAACACACAATCTTCGAACCTATTCTGACAAAACCACGTACCATCAAGGTCCGCGGAATCGAAATTCCCTTTCTCAACATTTGTTCGAATACGATCGCTGTCCTTTTCAATCTGCAGCGCAACGGCCGCCTTTTCCGCGCTCAGTGTTTCCGCATCATCAATGAATTTTTTGTAGTCCAGCATGCGCGTCATCTTCCTTTGCGCGTCTCGAGTGTCCAACAACGGACAACAGCAATGTACAGTCCTGCCATCCTCTCTCTTAGCATGAGTGGCCCAGTTACCTCCAACATCATACACAACCCCGTTCTTGGCAAATGAAGATAGAATAATATCAGTCTCCACTTTGCGCATAGCGGCAGCCATACTATGTGTACCTCTGTGCGTGCTAGACGTAGTTATCCTCCTTTCGGGGAATAACTCTGCTAACATTTGTATCTGATCTTCATTGAGATTCCTCTTCACATCTATTTTCTTTTTCTTTTTATTTTTTTCTTTGGTTTCCTTAAGCCTATCTATTATTGTTTGACTCAAAGTACTGTGCAATTCTGACCCGTGCCTGGAGGCACCGGTAAAAATGACAGTATTTATGATGTCATCACTATTTATTTTTGCTTCTAATGATTGCTCCATTACAGAAAATAAGATAAAATTTTTGAAACGTTTTATCGCAAGCGGTCGTTTCAAGATTATCGGTTTTAAAAACACTCAAGTAAGCACTTGGCTAGGTAGAGTAATTATAATACCCCCATGT